ATTCATGCCACCGCCTTCTTTGGTGAGCATGCCCTTAACTTTATTCATTGCCCCTGTTGTTTGATTTACTACAGCATTTTCTACAACTGTATTACTACTTTCAACTCCCTTTGCAATACTCTGGCTAATATTTTCACCAACAGGAGCCCAAATATAATTTCCTTTTTCATCAAAATTAGATGCTGTAGATGTCATTGATGTCATTACTGAATCTTCAAATCCAGGTAGTGCTTGTTGAGCTCCTTGTTGAAGTCCTGCTATATAATCTTTTCCTGTTTCTTCTGCAACTTTTGAAGGAGAAGCTGCTTTAATTGCTTCTCTTGTTGCTTTATCAATAGCTTCGCCAGCATTTTTTCCAACTTTTTTAATACCAGAAATTCCACGCCATTGTCCACCTTTTGTAGCAACATCTGATTCAACTAATCCTGGATAAGCTTTTACCATTTCACTTTCAGAGAATGATGAAAGTGAATTATCTCTATTTATACCATAAGTATTACCAGTAGCTCTAGAACCGCCTCCAGCAGCTGTGGTCTTACCTGGCATTTCTCCTCTTGTGCCAACTGTACGCATTTGAATTTCATGTAGGCTAAATGGGGCTGATCCGTTTGCTGTTTTTCCACCTATAATTGATTTTGTTGTTGGAGACATTGCATCATCAACATATTTTTCAAATGTTCCGCCATAAGCTTTTCCTTCTGCTTCGGCACGAATTTTGGCATTGTTTACTCCTTTAGAATTAGGAGATCCAAATATTGTATTGGCATCTGTAGTTTTGAATTGATTTATCATTTTTAGCCAAGTGTCTTTCAGCTTTCCATGAGCATCAACTAGTTGATCTGCAGAAACTCCTATTTTATTTGCAAGATTTTTTGCTTTTTCAGTTGCATCAACACCAGCTTTGTCCATTTCTTCAAGATCTGAAGCAATGGCAGAACCAGACATTCCTCTAGCACCGCCTCTTACATTTTGATTAATAGATTGAGGAATAACCCATAATGAACCAGTTGTTGCTTTATTTGTTTTTGTAAGTCTATTTTTTAAAGATCCTGATGATATAAGAGATCTTAATTGTTCAAGAACTGATGAACTATGTTCTTCAGCACCATGACCAATATTAAGAATCATTGATTCATTAGTTCTTGGATCATTTCCTTCAGTTCCTATACTAAAACCTGGAACCTTATCAGTCATTATTGCATGAAGTAATGGATAATACTTTCTAGTCTTAGCTGCAGGAATTACCGCTTCTCCTGGAGCAAGCATTGCTGGGAATGTATCAACATTACCGCTACCGCTTCCTGGGACTACTCCCGCTGCAAATCCTGGCAATCTTCCTGTAGCAAAACCTGGGATTGACATTTGTTCATAAATTCTTGTTTCAGCAGTAGCTACAGCACCTACAGCACTTGTTAAATCACTAACTCCTGCACCAACATTCATTGTTGATACAAGTTGAGATAGACCTTCTGTAAGTCTATTAATAGAAGCTGTTAGCAAATCTACTTCATCAACACTTGAAATTAATCCATCATTAAATAGTTTATTTGCATTTTGTGCAGCGATTAATTCTGGAGTTAATAGTTGACCTAATGTTTTTCCACCTGTTGCCAACTGCTTTAAATTAAAAACAGTTTTAACAAGATAGCCTACAAAGTTAGCCATGAGACCAGTCATCATGATAATAGGTCCAGATAATGCAACACCTATTGCAATTGCACCCATAACAGTTTTTATTGGTCCAGGAAGTCCCTGAAATAGTTTTGAAATTGCATTACCAAATTTTAATAAACCAGTTCCTATTTCAATTATTTTTTGTCCGACAGGATACAAATCGGCTTTAAGAGTAGCCATGGCTTTTTGCCATTGTGCTGAAGGAGAAGATGTAGCCTGTTGCAACTCTTGATTTGCAAGTCCCGCCAACTGTGCTGACGTTGCTCCTGCAACTTTAATAGCATTAACTGTTTGGCTTTGACCTTGATTAAAGTTAGCAAGCAAAGCTGAAATTCTTGAAAATTGATATTTACCAAATAGCTTTTCAATAAGCTGTTCTTGTTGCATTTTTTGCAAAGGCTTTAATCCTGCTTGCAAAGCTTCAATCATTTGAACAGGGCCACCAGCATTTTTGATAGAACTTAAATTAATTCCTACTGCAGCAAATTCTTTATTTGCTGCTGATGTTGGTGCAATAATAGATGCAAAAGCAGATTTCAATGCGTTAGCTGCTTGTGCTGCTGGTACACCAGCTTCTTTCATAGCAAGAACCATTGTTGCTGTATCTTTATAGCTACCACCAAGCTGATGAATAATTGGACCAACTTTAGATTCTGCTTGAACTAAGTCTGTCATTGAAAGAGATGTTTGCTTTTGAACTGCACCAAAATAATTAACTGCATCAGCTAAACCAGTGGTGCTCAACTTATAAACATTTTGCAAAGCAATAACTGCATTTGTAGCTGTTTGTTGATCTAGATTTCCTAGTTTAGCAAGTCTATCTGTCTGCTCTGTCATTGTTGTAAGATCTGTGCCCATCTTACCCATGGCTGCAAAAGATGTTGCAACTTGAACTGTAAACTCTTGCGTAATACCCAAAGTGCTAGCCATATTTCTTCCAAGCGTCAAAACCTGTTGTGAAATCTGATTAATAGAATTTTGGCTTGGTGGAGTTAGACCTTCACCGTAAACTTTTTGAAGTTGAGTAAGTGCTGTATTAACAGAATCAAAGGCAGATACTGCCTGTGAACCAAACAATATTAATGGTATAGACATACCAACTGTTAATTGGCGACCAGCCCACTGTGTGTTCTTACCCCAGTTGATGAGTGCTTGAGATCCTTTATTTACTGCAATATTATAAATATTTTGTTCATTAGCAGCAATTTTTGTGGCATTTGCAACTTCATCAATTTTTGTTGGAGTAAGAACAGAATAGAATCCTTGCTTTGAAGGATCTGCCATTACTATAGAATTTTGAAGTTTTGTTTGTTCTACTGCAAGAGCTTTTACAGATTGCGTTGCTGCAGTATTTTGATTAGTAAGAATTTGAAAATAGCTTTTAAGGCCAAGATTTCCTTTTTGAAGCGATGCTCCAAAATTTTCAAGTTCTGTAGTTGTTTGTACAGTGGAAAGCTTAAACTTTCCACTTGCAGTCATTGCATTTGTAAAATCATTAGCTATAGTAGATAGACTTTTTGAAAGGTTTGAGCTTAAAGAAACATTTCCCACACTATTATTTAATAGCTCAACTTGTGCTTGTAAGGCTTTAATCTGTGCATTAACTGAGGAGAAGTCACCAAGGGCAACTATATTTAATTCAATTTTTGCCATTAGTTCTCACCCCCATTATTCTTGTGACATAAAGCCAAGTCCTTCACCTATTCCAAAACCTTCTTGAGAAGCAATTCTAGAACTCATAAGAGCAGTTACGTCTTCTGGTTCCTGTTCATCTTGTTCAAGATCAACACCATTTATTGCTGCAAGAAAAGTTCTATCCCTTTTCTCTTTTTCTCTTGATGCATTTAGTATGGCTAACAGTTCATCAATAGAAAGGTTAGACTCTAATTCATCAAAATTCTTCCAGTGGCCTAGAAGAAAAACTTCAGACTCTAAGGAGCTTAGATCTAGTTCGTCCCAACTAGAGCCGCTCCCAGAAGGTTTGGGTCAGTTAGTTTTAAACCACCTGATACTTCAAGGATCTTCATCATTGTAGGAATCTCAATAACTTCTTCAAAATTTTCTCTATTTGTTCCTAGATCTGGTCTACTTACCTTTAGGCATTCCATAGATGCTCTAATAAATATATCCAGTGCAGCTTCTTCTGACTGATCTTCTGATTCTTGAATGCTATTAATAATTTCCATAAACTTGCGATGTTGCTTTATAGGTAGTGGTTTAAGAGTGATAGATGTTCCATCACTTAGTTCAATATCTACTACATCATATACTGTTGTTGCCAATTTATAGCTCCTTTGTTTAGTTAAATTATACCAATATAATTAGTCAATACAAATTCAAGACCCCGCCATTTCTGACGGGGCTTGAAATTCTATATTAAGTTGTATTTTACAGATTAGTTTGTGCCGTATACACGGTCAATAACTACACCGTATTCTGAACCTGCATACTGATATGAAGAATCAGGCAAGCAACGGAAATTCACTGGGAATACTGTTGCTGCATCACGCTTCAAAGCATGTGCTGTTGTATCAATTGAAACAACACGACGTGCTACATATACACGCTCCTTGCTGCGATTAACAGAAGTCTGTGAACCAGTTCCTACTGAATAAGAGCTTGATGCACCTACTGGATCTGAGAATGAAGCTGATGTACCAATCTGAGCTGGAGCCTGTCCAACTGCGATAAGTACACGCTCTACTGGAGTATCACCAAGAGCACCTGCAGCCAAGTTCAATGTTGCTGCTGGAGAATCTGAGTTTCCAAGAGTTGTATCATTGTTAATCAATGATGGAACTGATGTTACTGTGCTTGCAGTATTTGCAACATAGTAAGAATCCATTTGACCCCATGAGAATGTTAAGTTCTCAAGAGTTGCTTCTGTAAGTTCTGTCTTAAGCATAACCTTAAGGGTTTGTTTGAAAATACGAGCTGCGTCCAAAAGCTGATCTACCATAACTTCACCATATGTTGGTTCGTATGAAATCTCAAGTCCTGTATTTGTGAAACCTACTTCACGATATCCGCCGTTTGAAGCTCCTGCTGATGCAAGAAGACCTTGGCGAGCTGGTGTACCAGCTGGGAACAAAGTACCTAGAGTCGTAGCATCAGTTGCTGGACGACCAAATTGGTTGGAGTTGTTACCAACGCTAGTGAAAAGTGCTGCTGCACCTACGATTACGTTTTTAGTATTTAGAGCCATTTATTTATTTCACCACCTTATTTATTTTAAATTAAAACAAACAAAAATTAAAGCAATTTCTTTCCTCATAGAAAAGCATAGCATCTATTGAAAATAATTCAAATTTTAGATATATCGTCCTGTATAATTAGGACCTTCATCTACAGATCTTGTATATGTATACATAAACGAGAAGTCACCGCTCATAAATCCACCTTCATCTTGAAAAGGTTGGACGGGATTTGCTGATTCTAGTCTGCAATATAGGAACTTAAATGGGCTTGAGACATTCTCAGCATAGCTATTTATATCCTCAGCTGAAAGCTCATACCTTCTAACAAAGTCTGTTAAAAAGTTTGAAATTGTCATAATCTGAGCATTACTTCTAGATACTATCTGGATAATCATTGTTTCTTCTGAGATCCACCATTGGACCCCCGTATTTCTTTGAATAATGTCATATGTGATATATGGCTTGCCAGGAAGCAAGTTATTGAATTCTGGGATCTGCTGAGATGGAATAATTGGATTCATTGGCGTATTAAAGCCATTTGCTGCCTGAGGTACATAGTCACTGGCATTTAATATTCCATAGCTTTGAAGTTGTGCCCAAAGCACATTTCTTATATCTGTAACTGCATATCTTGAATAATCTACTGTCATCTTATTACCGTCCCCGTGTCAATTTGATTTGCAATTAATGCGACTGCTTTTTGAACTTCAACTGCTCCAGAATTATTTGAACTTAAAACTTTAGATACATCATTAGCTATTCTCTCATACAATCCAGATGAATCCATAACTGTATTTCCATTCTTTGTATACCAGTCTAGAATATAAGCAGCAAAAGCACCTCTTGTTTTAATTCCTCCAGGATGTAGTATATTTATCTGAGTTCCTGGGGCAATAAATGCAGCACCTGTTCCACCTGACATAGCTAAAATTCTTTTAGCCATAAATGATACTGGTGCACCTTTTTCCATTACCTCTGCCTTATTAGCAAAAATACTTCTTTTTGAAACTGTTTTACCTGTTCTGCCTGGAGTTAATAGTTCTGGGCTTATTGGTACTGGAAGTCTAGAAGGTAGGAAGCTGGTTGATATTAAAAGTGTTCCGTCAAGCATTGCTGATCTTTCTAAGATGAAAAGCCTACCAGATTTTTCTCCTACTTTACCCCACTCATAAATATGATGCATACTTTTTTTATTCATTCTGGAGTAATTGTCAATATCAATCATAAATCTTTCACCAGTTATTGAAAAGACTGCACGTGATATTTCATTTAATGCTGCTGGTTCTGTAAGTTGCTCTATCCCTGCAATAAGATCGTCAAGTCCTTCTACAAGTTGTCTTGTATTAATTTCAAGCTTGAGAGTCATCTTGTAACTCAGTTCTTAGAAGCACTGCAACATAATATGAAATAGAACCAAATGGATCTAAAACAGCATGTGATGACATTACTTCAAAAATAGTATCTGGTGTTCCAACCCTATCAATTTCAATAAATATAGATTTGCCATGATTAGTTCTGATATTTTGTATACGCCAACGCTTACTTAAAAGCTGAGGGGAATACATTTTAAGCTGAAACTTTTCATTATAATTCTCATCAGAACCTTGACCAAATGTTTTATTATCCGTTCTGGTTGATGCACCTTTTGCTTTTGCTGGTTCAATTCTGCATTGAATTGTTGAAGAATAAGTCCATTGACGGGTAATTTCTCCAGTATTAATATCCTGAGTATTTTCCTGAATATAAATATCAGCATTCATATTCATTATTGATCCTGCAAATGATACGAGATTATTTAACATTAAATTATAACAATATTTGCTTTACGGTATTGATCTAGGATGTTATCTACCATAACGTTTCCTGTACCATT